GCCGTATTTCAAAATATGGCCATCATGCGCCTAACTGCTGTTCAAGATGCTGATACGCAAGTGATTACTGATTTCGAAGTCACATTTAAGCTCATTCGCATGGCGAGCACTTCTTTTAATATCCCAGTCACGAGCGGCAGATTCAGTTCACAAAGCTATGAAGGACAGCAATTAGGAACACAAACACCTCGTCAAACTGCAGGCATTCCGGGAATAGGGAATTGATCATGTATTTAATTCAAAACATCACAAGTGCACCACTTCAAAACATGACTTTGATCTTACCCAATGGAAATCCGGTTGAGCTTGAGATTTACTTTATTCCCATGCAGTATGGTTGGTTTATTACAAGATTAATATATCAAGAATTCACATTAAATGGACTTAGAATCACAAATAGTCCAAACTTCTTGTATCAATTTAAAAACAAAATTCCATTCGGAATGGGCTGCTACTCGACTCAAAATAGAGAGCCATCGCAAGCGCAAGATTTCAGCAGCGGGGCAAATCAATTATTCTTGTTGAATAATTCAGAGGTCGAACAAATGACGGAGTACTTACAAAATGGATAGTGTTCCGCAAAAATTTGGGCGTAATTATACGCTCATCATTCAAACGCAGAGAGGCGGACTTTTAACAGTTCAGCCACCTTTCACGGTTGAATTCGATATTCATCGCAATATCTTGTCATCGCTTAACACTGCCTCAATTCGAATATTCAATCTGAGCAAAACGAATAGAGATGATATTGAATTTAATATCTACAATCAGGGATCATTTCGTCTGGTTACACTCCTTGCGGGATATGGGAATGCTCTCTCTGTGATCTTTAGTGGAAATATTTCTCAAGCCTGGTCAGTTCGAGAAGGAACAAACTTTATTACTCAAATCGAATGCTTTGATGGAGGCTATGGATATTCCAATGCGAATGTTCCTGCGGGTCTTACATTCGTCCCCGGCACTCCTAACAAAGTGATCATTGAAGCTCTCATTGCGACCCTTGCTCCTTATTTTGTTACTAGGGGTGCAGTTGGAAATTATCCAGGCGCCATCAGTCGAACGACAAGCTATAGTGGGCCCGTGAGTCAGCTCTTAACCGAGCTTACAGGGGGTGGTTTCTACATCGATAATTCGAGAGCCTATTGTTTAGGAAACTCCGAATGTATTACGACCAGCTATCCTCGCATTGATGCTTCAACGGGATTGCTCGGTACTCCTGTTCGTGAGCAGCAGATTTTAACCTTTGACATGATCTTTGAGCCAAGAGTGATTGCTGGACAGGTGATCTTTCTTCAAAGCTCAACCCTCGGAAATTCGACTCAAAGTCAGGCGATTAATGGTTTTTACAAGGTGACAAGCATTCGTCATCGAGGCATGATTTCGGAAAGTGTATGTGGGGAAGCAATAACAAACTTAGGAATGTATTTGGGCCAAAATGGACCTGATGGGTTGACGGTGGTCAAATGAGTTTTTCATCTAATCCATTAAGACAGAATTTTACTCCAACGCCTCCAAGCTTAAAAGATCTCTTAGATCAGTTTGGCCGCAATTTGCTCACGAATTTGAATTGTCATCATATTGCAACGATTCAGAGCTTTAATCCTCTTACTCAAACAGCCACTGCAACGATTAATTATCAGAAGACGATTTTTAAATTAAACGATCTCACTCAGCAATATGAACCCGTCCAGCAAGCTTATCCAATCCTTGCAGATTGTCCTGTCGTTATTATGGGGGGGGGAAGTACTGCTCTCACCATGCCTATAGCTTCAGGTGATGAGTGCCTTGTTCTCTTTAATGATCGAGATCTGGATAATTGGTTCTCTGGCTCATCAACTGCGGGTGTTGCTACTCCCCGATTGCATTCTTTTGCAGATGGCTTAATTTTGGTCGGCGTGCATTCTTTGCTTTACAGTCTTTTGGTCTACGACACGACTCGTGCATGCTTAAGAGCGGGGAAAGTACCCGGCGCAATGACTGCTATAGGGGTCAATCCAAGCAATTCAAAAGTATTAGTTACCAATACCTATCCAGCAAACACAGTGACTTTAAATACGCTTTTGCAGCAGTTATGTGCAGATTTACAAAACTTAGTTACAGCATTAACCACGAATGCGGCTACTTTTATTGCGGTTACGGGTGCACCTGGATCACCGTCACCCTTGAATCCTAGCATTGTGACTTCGCTTGCGACTGTTTCGACAAGCTTAAGTGCTGTAGCTACAGCATTAGGGGGATTACTCGAATGATTGTGCGAGCACTCGATTCTAATGATGATTGGACCTTTGGGCAATCTAAGGCAAATTACCTGAATTACAATCCCGCTATTGCTCAATGCATTCAAACTCGCGTCAGTTCTTTTATTGGGAATTGTTATTTCGACATGGCAGCTGGTGTGGATTGGTTCAATTTCCTTGCAGGAAGTAAGAGTCAGCTTGCTCTAGAGCTTGCCGTGAGTGCTGTAATTTTAAATACATATGGAGTAATTGGAGTAAATCAGATTTCAGTTTTACTTGATCGAAATCGCAATATCTCGATTGTGTACAATGTAACTACTATTTTTCCCGGTTCCGTGTCATCCTCATTGTTAATATTGACAGATGAACTGGGGAACATCCTGACGGATGAAAATGGAAATCCTTTATTGGGATAAATGGGGAGAGTATGCCAAATAGTTTGTCAGCCACAGGATTAACCACAGCAACCCAAGCTGAGCTTTTAGCCAATTATACGGCTGCACTTCAGAGAATCTATGGTTCAGATATTAATCTGTCATCTGATACACCTGACGGACAGCTCATTAATCTATTCATTCAAAGTGTCCTCGATGTTCAAGATCTCCTCACTCAGATTTACAATTCTTTTGACCCCGATAATGCCATTGGGAACGTTCTCGATCAGCGTGTTGCCATTAACGGGATTCAGCGACAAGCAGGAACCTACACAATTACGAATGTGACTTTGATTACGTCTCAATCGATTAATCTCTATGGACTCGATCAAAGCATAGAAACCGTTTATACCGTATCCGATAGCGCTGGAAATGAATGGAATCTCATTAACACAGAGCTTGGGCTCCCTGCTGGTACTCATGTTCTATCCTTTCAATCGGCGACGCCTGGATCAAATGTTTCTATCCCAAATACAATCATCGTTCCTGTGACGATTGTGCTTGGCGTAACCTCTATTAATAATCCAACTAGCTACACCACTTTAGGGATCAACGAAGAATCAGATGCCGAATTGCGCTTACGCAGATTGAAATCTGTATCTCTTTCTTCGCAAGGGTATCTCCAGGGTTTGCTTGCAGCGCTTGAAAATATTAATGGTGTCACTAGCGCTTTCGTTTACGAAAACCTAAGCTCCGATATTGATTCAAACGGAGTACCTGGGCATAGCATTTGGGCGATTGTCTCTGGAACTCCTGCCGTTCCTCCTGGCTTAGCTTGGAGTGCTACGACGACCTATTCCTATGGACAGATTGCAAGCTCGGGCGGAGTAAACTATATTTCCTGGAAAAATAATAATTTAAATAATGCGGTCACTGACCCTACTTATTGGGGTGTTTTTAATCCGGTTGCCCAAGCGATCTATGCCAAGAGAAATGCAGGGTGTGGCATGAAGGGATCGCAAAGCTATGTGATCACTCAAATCGATGGCACCCCTTTTACAGTTTATTGGGATGTGATTCAATCGATTGAAATTTACATTAAATTTACGGCTACCTCTCTTGATGGGGTTCACGCTCCGAATCTTGCGTTGATCTTGCAGCAGCTGCCAATTATTTACGTTCCAGGCGTCAATGCTGAAGTAAATATCAATCAACTCTCTACACTCGTACAATCGATTGATTCAAATACTCTGGTTACGAATTCAGGATTCTGCCTAACCTTGGGTGGATCTTATACGAACACTCTATCTCCAACCCAAAAGAATTATCAATTTGTCGTCTCTGCTGCGAAGACAATTATCACGGCAATGATTCTCAGTGCGCCGAATGCAACACCCACGATTGTCAATGGCGTGGTCACTCAAATGAATCTGCTGACGACTTCGGGCGGGACGAACATTCAATTCACAGGATTAGGTGGATACGGAACGCTCGTGTACTCAGTCCTTTCAGGTGCGGGATCTATTAATTCTTCGACAGGACTTTACACAAGTGCAACGAGTGGAACTGATACGGTTCAGGTAACTGATTCATTGGGGAACACAGCGATAGCTGTGATTTTGGTGGCATGAGATGACGCCTCTTGAGCTTGTAGCTTATTATGCAAATCTATTGATCCTACAATATGTAGGGAAGCCAAAGGCTTGGTCAATGGTTTCAAGCATGGTCGCACCCGTGATCATGCCGCAAGTAACTGTTCAGCAGCTCAGCTTCACAGCAAATCCTGTGAGTGGTGATTTCATTATCAAGCTCAGCCAATTCGATAATGTGACTGTAAATTATGATGATTCAGCTGCGACAATTCAAGCAGCGATTCAAATGATATCTGGGTATGAAGAAGTTACAGTCACTGGAAGTGTAGGCGTTACTGGACTAAACTTTACATTCGTCGGTTGTGTGCCTCCCGTTCCACTTCTGAATATCTCGGTCAATACGCTCGTTGATATTGCTTCGAATGATATTGATATTGTCGTGACTCAGTTGGATCAGACTTTACCTTTGCTCACGCAAGATGCTTTTAATCTCTTTGGTTCAAATATCTCTGAAGGCGTTCAACTCGATGTACTTGGAAAATACGTCGGCGTCGCACGCTCCTATAAAAGCATCAATTTAAGTGACTCAGATTTTCTAACAGTGATTCAATTCGCGATCGTTCAAAATAATTCGGGAAGTTCTCTGGAGAATATTGAATCAAATTTGAATATCGTTTTCCCTGGCCAATTCATTGTTGCTGATTACCAGAATATGGAAATGAGCTTCATTTTTAATAGCACGTTAGTCAATAATAATGTGCTTCAAGTTTTAATCGGTGAGGGCTTATTGCCTAAGCCAATGGGGGTCGGCTTAACCGTCATTGTGATTCCAGTAGTCGAAAGTCTTTTTGGATTTCGCACCTATGATGGTCCTAACATGGCAGTGCAGCCATTTAATAATTATGATGATTTTAGTACGAGCGCTTATTGGTTGTCTTACAGTAACGCCACAATAGTTTAAGAGGATTGCAGCGATGGCAAAATTATCAAGATACACACAACTTATTTTTGGATCGAGTGCAGGCATCAATCAAATGGCAAAATTTGGTAGCCTTGCCGCTGGGAGTCCCGCTCGATATTCAGGATCGACGATTACGCCGACGCTGATTCAAGCTCTTACAAATTATTTAGATGGTTGGTTTTCTGCAGTTGAAGGCTTGTATTCACCTGCAATTGAAGACATGAATGCTCTTTTTTACTTAGCTTTTTACCAATTAACCTATCTCATGCAACAGGGAGTGCCTGAATACGATTCGGGAACTACCTATTATACGGGATCTCTTTGCATGTCGAATGGATATATTTTTGTATCGTTAGCCAATAATAATTTGGGAAATGCGCTATCCGATAAGACAAAATGGAGCCAGTACTCAAATGCGATGAGAACAACGACATCGAGTGGAACTTTGAATTCTACAGATGATACTGTTTTGTCTAACAGCACTGCTGGGAGCTTAGTTCAAACTCTTCCCGCAATCTCTGGCCTCTGGTCAGGAAAAAAACTAACTATTAAAGATATTGGTACAGGTGGATATACCACCACAATTCAAGGAAGTGGATCAGACTTAATTGATGGAAATAATGTTTATCCAACTCTTTTAAGTTCATACGATAGCATTACAGTTCAGACTGACGGAAGTCGTTGGTACGTTATTTAGGAGAGGATGTTATGAATCTAATAAAAAATTGTTCAATCGGAATATTAGGAGCTTTCTTCGGATCAATCGGCTTTGTTTCCGCAGCCTATATTATTCCTGATAATGGTGTCACAACTGCAAAAATTGCCTCTCAAGCTGTCACAAGCTCAAAGATCGCAAACGGGGCCGTGGGTTCCTCTCAAATTGCTTCAGGTGGTGTTGCGACAAGCAATATTGCTGCCAATGCTATTACGAGTTCTTTGATTGCATCTGGAGCCGTAGGATCAGCTCAAATTGCAAGCGGGGCAGTGGGATCAGCTCAAATCGCTGCTGGAGGAGTAGCAACCTCAAATATCGCAGCTAATGCAATCACAAGCTCTTTAATCGCAAGTGGTGCCGTAGGATCTACGCAGATTGCAAGCGGGGCAGTTGGAAATACTCAGCTTGCTTCTAATTCTGTCGCAAGCTCTAATATCCAATCCGGAGCCGTAGGATCAACTCAGCTTGCTTCTAATTCAGTCACTACGAGCGCTATTACGGATCAAAATGTGACACAAGTAAAG